GCAACTGCTATATTAAAACGTGAGTGGTGGCGAACGTACAAAGGTGATGAGATACCAACCGTCTACCACGTGATACAATCATATGATACAGCATTTTTAAAAAAGGAGACAGCTGACTATAGTGCAATCACCACCTGGGGAGTATTTTATCCTGATGAAGATAGTGGTGCTAATTTAATACTCCTAGATGCAATCAAAGGACGATACGAGTTTCCAGAACTACGACGTTTGGCTCTTGAACAATATGAATATTGGAAACCCGAATCTGTTATTGTTGAGGCAAAAGCTAGTGGTTTGCCACTGACATATGAACTTAGAAAGATGAATATACCAGTTGCAAACTTTACACCTAGTAAAGGCAATGACAAGCACGCCAGGGTCAATTCGGTTGCACCTTTGTTTGAATCTGGTATGATATGGGCACCCGAACAAAAGTTTGCGGATGAGGTCATTGAGGAATGCGCAGCATTTCCCTATGGCGATCATGATGACCTGGTCGACTCAACTACACAGGCACTCATGCGATTCAGGCAGGGCGGCTTCCTACAACACCCAGAGGATTATGTTGAGGAAGAAAAGATAAAACGTAAGAGAGTGTACTATTAATGGATGACATTATAAAATTATTGCAACAACTAGTAGAATCAGGACCTAAACCAAAAGGTGGTATTGCTAGTAGTCAAGAGGGTGTAGAGTTTTTAGGTAAGGCATTATCCAAAGAACAACGAGGCAGTTTTATGCTTATAAATTCTAGACTAACAGATGCTAGTAGATTTAAACCTTTTTCTATTACAAGTGTGGGTAGAGATAAAAGATATCAGTATATGTTTGAATATGAACAAGAGCTTTCTGGTGAGTTTAACAAGACTATACAATTTTTAACAGAAAATTCTGATATTAGATTATCACAAACACAAAAAGATAACATCTTCTACAATCTTGGTGTGTTTAGAAGAGTGACAGCTGAAAAAAATAAATTAGAAAAAGGTATTATTAGCGAAGGCAAAAAACCAGAGGAAATTTATGCAAGTCAGGTAGATGAGACACCGATTGAAGATTTAACATTAAAAGGTGCGCTTGAAAAAATATTAAAAACTTCTGAAAAATTAAAAAAAGCAGGAGATGATTTAAAAAAAAAAACAGAAGATATTTTTGCACCAGAAAAAATTACAGACCAACAAAAAATAAGATTAAAAAGATTGTATGATGGTCCAGGGTTTGAAGGTGCTAATTCATCTTTATACAGAGGCTACGGTAGTCACTTTCTGTCCAGGCTTCATGATAAAGGCATTATTAAATTAGACGATCAAATATATCAAAATTTAAAACAAGGTAAACATCACCATGGTGGTGCTGATTTCTTTGCACCAGATCCTATAAGAATATGGAGAAAACATTTTGGTGATGATGTGTTTGAAAAGTTGGATAACTTTGATCCAGATAACGAAGATATATTTAAATGGCTTGAAAGAAACAACGTTCGACCAATACAAAAAGACGGACCAAAAAATGCTTTAGAGTATATGACATCTACAGAGATACAACAGAATTTAGCAGATGAGTTAGATGTTTTTGGTAAATACAAAAACCCAGAGTCTGCTGGAGATGATGCTAGATTTTTTCGACCAAATAATCCTGAACAAAGAATGGAACGTATTACCTATCATGGTGAAAATATTAATGCATTAGAACAGGCATTACAAACATTAGACCCAGATAGTTTTAAAGAATATTTTAGAACTAAACCTAAATTTGATTCTAAAATCTTACCATTCAAAGATTTAAATGCAGAAGGAGGCATCGTTGGCTTACGTATTTGATCCTACAACTAACACGTTGATTGATGACGAAGACAAAAGTCTTGGTAATAAACTTGCTTTACTAGATTCTGATCTTGAGGCGGCGATACAATCACTTAACGAAAAGTTTGGTCCAGGTACCGTGCAGCAAGGTACACAAGGCATACCACAACCTCCAATAAAAACACCACAAGCTATCTTTGAGTTTGAAGAACGAATGAAAGGTCGTATGGCTGATGGTGGTATGATTGGTGGCGGTGTTATCTCTGGTGAAGATTATGGAGATAGAACTGGTTTTGTAGAACCTAAGTTTGTAGAAGGTGGAAACAGAACACCATCTGAATTTAGAAATAAATTTGGTGTTAGAACCAATTTAACAGTGCCTGCAGACACACCTGGTTATTTAGGTAGATCAGGAGAACGAGCTATATTTAAAACAGAAACAGACGCTCAAAGATTCATAGATGAAGATATTGAAAAATTACTTAAAGGAAGAGAACAAAAAAGAAGTCCTATACTTGAAGCTAGATTAGAAAAAATAAAAAATATTTACAAAGACTTAAAAGCATCAGGTCAAAAGAAAATTTATTTAGATGATATTATAGATCAACTTAAAGGTGAAAAAACTGTTTTTGGAACTGGTAAAAGAAGAATACAAACAGAACAAACTGAAATAAAATCAAGAAAGAGTTTTATAGGAAACATAAAAGAAGCTTTAGGAAAAAAAATTTATGATTCATTAATTAAAGCACAATCTACTGATCCTAGAATTACTGACGCAAAAAAAATAAAATTTAATAAATTAGTTTTAGACGTAAACAGAGGTGACTTACCTATTTTAGATTTGGGTCAAGAGGGAAGAGGAACTAAAACAAATATTAAACAATATTTAACTGAAGCCAATAAAAAAAGATTTGATAAATTACTTCCTAAATTAAGAGCAATAAATTCTAGAGTAGGTCAACCACGACAAAGATATGAAGGAACAGACGCAATAGTTGAAATTTCTAATACAACTACTAAAAATTTTAATAAAATAATAAAAAAATATCCTTCATCTCAATTAGAGAAAGGTAATCTGTTAAAATCAGGACAATCATTTAATGCTAAAAGTTATATTCTTTCTCAAATTGATAGGCATGTTGGTGAAGGGGGTAAGCTATATAGACATGTAAGTGGAGATACACATAAAAATATTAAATTTAGAAATATCAACACAAATAAATTAATAACATATAACAACATAGATTTAATTAATCCTGAATTTAAAGAAGCAGCAGATGTATATGAACAGTGGAAAAAACTTAAAGATTTAAAAATAGATGATCCTCGTAATCCAGGAAAAACGATAACATTAAATAAAGCTCTTAAAGAAGGTGGTGATTTTTTAGTTAAAGATCACTTAGACCCAGAAGGTGTAAAAGGAAATCCTTTAAAAAATTTAGTTATTTCTACTCAAAAAACAAATATGTCTGGTCAGATAAAAAATTTAACTCCAGAAGAAATAGCTGCTATAGGAAGAGGTCAAAATTTAAGTTTTGTTGATAACGTAAAAAGATATAAAAAATATGCAGAAAGAATTTTAACAAAAAAAATAGCAGACCCTGAGTTTAAAATAAAAAGTCCAACAGATACTATAAAAGAAAAAGCTGGAACTTTTAGAGGAGAGGCACAGTCTTTAAAATCTAAAATGGATAATTTTAGATTTTTATCAAATAAAGTTCCTGGAGGAGCTGTTGTATTAAGTCCAGTAGATTTTACTTTAAGTATGTTTGCAGGTCTTCCATTAACAGAGTCTTTAGCTAGCGCAGGATCTTATTTGTTAAAAGATCCTCTTATTGGCAAAACTGTAAATGTGCCTTTAGCAATAGCAGCAGATATGCAAGATCCTGAAGGCATGATGGAAAGAGCTGGAAAACGTAAAGAAAAATTTAAAAATGTTTTAGAGGGTATAACAGGTATTGATCAAGATGAACCTTTGTTAGATGAATTAAGAGAAAAATTTTCTAACATGGAAGCAGGTGATCAACCAGATATAGATCCGTTTCAAGCAGCAGAAGGTGGCCGTGTAGGATTTAACAACGGTGGTGCAGCAGGAGCCGATGAAAATTTTGCAGCAGAGCTAGAATATTTTTTAACAAACCCTGAAGTAGAATTACCAAAAATGCAAACATACAAAGAGACTATGAATCCAATAGAATCATTAAATGATATTATTGATCCAAGAAACTATCCATACTATGCAGACGTATTAGCAAGATCTGGTGTTCGTATTGGTGAGTTTGCTACAAGAATATTACCTGCAACAGGTAAACTTATAAATGATTTAATAACAAGACCTGCATTTAAAATCACAGGTTCAAGTAAAAATAATTATGCTCAAGATTACACAGATATAATGCCATCGAATATTAAAGGCACAGGAATATTTTCAGAGTTTTTACAAAACATAACACCGACAACATTTGAGAAAACAATTGGTCTTGATAAATTAATTGAAAAAGAAGAACAAAGATTAAAAGATACAGGATCAACAATTGCTCCAAAAGTTTTTGCAGACACATTTGGTCTTGGAGCTGAAGTCACTGCTCCCATCTTTCCTGGTCTTAAATTATTAGATAAATTTATAAAGCCTAAAAAAATAACAACTACTCTCGAGAACAGAAAAGAGATGGATATTTATGGAAAACCATTTGATTTAGAAACTGAAGCTACGAGAAGAGTGGCTCAAAAAATATTAGATAATAAAAACATATCAGTAGGAGAGAAAGATCCATTAGACATTCTTCATGATACGTTTGGGATTGATTTTGCTCTAGATGTTAAAAACTTTACAGAGGAGTATTTAGAATTAATTTTATCAGGTAAAACTCCTAAACCACTTGAGACTGTTTTAAAAAACGAAGGTTATTTTGATTTTAAAATACCTGCAAATCCAGTACAAGGCATGAGAGATGATGATATACGTGATCTTATAAAAAAAATTGAACAGGAAAACAAGTTAGAAGATTTTAATGTAAGAGGTAAAACAAAAAATGCAAAAGGTGGGATTATCAAATAATATGGTTAAAAGACTAACAAGAACGATACCACCTAAAAGCGGACCCAATCCACAAGGGTTGAATGTTCCTCTAAAACAGGTTAAGATAACAAACCCGGAGAATATAAATGGCAGATATAGACAAATCATTACCAAACGTAAAAACGTCAATAGAGGTTGATCCTCAAGAAGAAATAGAAATAGAACAGGAGAAGGTTATTGAAGCCC